AGATCAACAGCTTTCCCACTTGACTATAATGCTGCAATTCGCTGGTGACGCTATGCGTGGCGGACTACCCATAGTTAACATGCAAAACATGTATAACATTGGTGCTGCGATGGTTAGGAACATGGGGTTTCAGAATGTATCTGATTTCTTAACAGACCCGTCACAAGCACCACAAGATCAAGGGCCATCACAAGAAGAGCAAATGGCTGAGATGGAAATGCAGTTAAAGCAGAAAGAGTTGGAGATAAAGGCTGCGGACATACAAGTTAAGCAGATGAAGATCCAACAGGTGGCTGCGGCTGACGCAGTTGACGCACAATTGAAAATGCAAGAACTTCAACTTGAACGAGAACAAAAACGCGCAGTAGCTATAGGAGACACATGAACCGCGAGGAAGAAGCAAAAAGACTTTTAGAACATGAATTATTCATAGAAGCGTTTGACACATTAGAAAAAGAGTTGTTACTGAGTTGGTCAAGAACTAACTCAAATGATGTAAACCAGCGGGAGTCATGCTGGTTAGCGACTAGACTGCTTGAAAGAGTTAAAGCACATATAACGTCCATAGTTGAAACTGGACACATGGCTAAGATTCTTGAAGAGCAACACCCACATATATAAGGAGAAGTAAAAATGGCGGATACGCAAAATGCCCCGTCTGTGCCGCAAGGCCCAATAGCTCCCTCAGAAAGTATTGAGGCAGCCCATAATGCAATTCTTGGCTTATTGGATCCCTCAGAGGAAACACCTGAAAGTGAAGAAGAGCAGCCTTCAGAAGAAGAAGAGTCTATAGAGGAAACTCAAGACGAATCATTGGAAGAAGTATCTGAAGACGAGGAAGAGTTTGAGGATGATGAATCCGAAGACGAAGATGAGTCTGAAGAACCTGACGAAGAAGAATCAGAGGAACTTTATTCTGTCCGTGTAGACGGATCGGAACACGAAGTAACCTTAGATGAACTCTTAAAAGGCTATAGTCGCCAGTCAGATTATACAAAAAAGACGCAAGAAGTAGCTACGGAAAAGCGCGAAATGGAATCACTGAAAGATCAGTATAGTTCCGAAGTGTCGCAGATCCAGGCAGAGCGTCAGCAGTACATGGAAGCACTGACCAATATTATTCAAAATTCGAATCTTGATCAGTTTGCAAATGTAGATTGGAATTCTTTAAAAGAGAATGACCCTATAGAGTATATCACAAAGCGTGAAGAGTACAGGGAATCTCAAGAGAAAATACAAGGGTTGCAACAGCAACACGCTCAAGCGGTGCAACGGCAAACATCTGAAGCCCAGCTAGAGCATCAACGATCTATGCGTGATGAGTACTCTAAACTCATAGAGGTATTGCCTAAGTGGACGGACGATGAATACAGGAACAAAACAACAGCGTCCTTACGTTCGTATGCTACTAACAACGGCTTTACCCCTGATGAGTTAAACAGTCTCGTAGACCATAGATCTATCCTTGTTCTAATGAAAGCGCAAAAGTATGATGCATTGCAGAACGCAGACATTAAATCTAAAAAAGTAAAGAACAAACCCAAGATGGCTCGTGTAGGCTCTCCCAAGGGGAAGTCCGAGAAAAGCAAAGGCAAACGTACTGCCCAAATGAAGCGTCTTAAAGAGACAGGTCATGTAAATGACTCAGTAAGTCTTTTTGAGGAATTCGTAGACATCTAAAATAGGAGGATTGCATTATGGCAATCGCAACAAATACTAGGACTACTTACAGTGCCATCGGCATTCGTGAAGACCTAAGTAATATAATTTATAATATTAGCCCAATGGACACACCATTTCTTTCTGGTGCGGGACAAGGGTCGTGTGACAATACGTTGTTTGAGTGGCAAACGGATTCGTTAGCCGCAGCCGCCGCTAACCAAAAGTTAGAAGGCGACAACAATATGGACGCTCTGGCAGTTGCAGAGCCAGTTCGTCTAACCAACTATGCTCAGATTTCGTATAAAGCAGTTCAAACGAGTGGAACAGCAGATGCGGTAGACTGGGCGGGACGTAAGTCAAGCCAAGCCTATCAACTCGCCAAGCGCGCAAAAGAAATTAAGCGTGATATGGAAAAGATGTTACTTTCCAATGATGTTAAGGTGGCGGGAGGCACATCTACGCCTCGTAAAACAGCCGCTGTTATGTCATGGCTGGGAACTACAGCCGCAGGAACGTCAAACATTATTCTTGGTTCGGCTTCTCCTGTTGTTGGCGTTGTTAACAACGGTGGTAGCTCTCCTGCTGTAGGCCCAGATGGAACTACTGTAGCATCTTTCGGTACTTCCGCAGTTCTGACAATGGCGATGATTAACCTTGCTATGGAGCGATGTTTTGACAATGGTGGCGAACCTACTCAGATTTTAGCCCCTGCTGACCTCAAAGCAAAGATTAGTGCGCTTGGTGGTTCAGTTGTTGCTGACATTCAGTCTTCGGCTTCGGGTGCAAAACCAACTACCGCTATCAACGCCATTGATGTTCTGGTGACTGATTTCGGTACTTTAAGAATTGTACCGAGTCGCCATATGATCGCTGATATGCTTTTCTTTGTTGACTATGATTTCTGGTCAGTTGATTATCTTCGACCTTTCCAGACTGAAACTCTTGCCAAGACTGGTGACAGCGTAAAGCAGTTGATTATCGCTGAATACGGTCTTCGCGCTAAGAATGGTCTGGCGAGTGCGGCAGTTGTCGGAGTAAAAGACGCTTAATGATAAAATACAATAACGCTCCTAGCATTGTTGTTGAAGATGATGTGCTTTCGCCCGCTTTATGTGACCGCATAATCAGCCTTGCCGAAAATAAAGGGCTTGGTGACAATCTTATAAACCGTGATGGTAAGTATATCCAAGATGAAGAAAGAACCAGTAAAGGTACTTTCTTCAACTACGGTGACAATGATGTGTTAGATAGTGTTATTGAAGCGTTATCAGGTATGTGTGGTTTACCTCCTACTCGGCTGGAACCTGTAAGTATTCAAAGGTATCAGCCGGGTCAGGAATACAAACCTCACTACGATGCTTTTCTTCCAGATGAAATGGAAGAAATGCCAAAGTCTGCAAAAGTAAAAGAAGGTGGGAATCGCTGTGTCACTATGATTACGTACTTAAATAGTGTACAAGATGGTGGTGGCACAGTTTTCCCTGTTCTTGGATTCGCAATACAGGCTGTACAGGGTCGGGTGATTATGTTTGGAAATCTTGGCGAGCATAAGATCCCTCATCCATCATCTTTACACATGGGTTTACCTCCAGAGAATGGGGATAAATGGATTTTAACTTTTTGGTTTAGAGAAAAGGATATCATGGCAACTAAGAAAGAACTTACTAAAGAGTTAAATTCTAAAAAGTCTACCAGAGCAGAAAAGAAACCTGTGGACGCTAAACTTCATGCAAAGAATATTTTTAATAAATTTAAAGCGATCACCGCTGACAGAGGTGAGATGCCGTTATGAATTCTTCAGGATGGAATTATGATACTCCTAATTCAAGACCTTGGAAACTAGATATTAATAATGACGGTACAGCAACTATCGATACCTATCAGGATGCACAGCCTATTATAGACAATAATAAGTTAAGTCTAAATAACTATGGCGATAAACTTACATTCGGTAAAGCAAGTAAAGACCACGTTGCCGCTTCAATTCCATTAAACACTTGGGAAAAGTGGCGTGAAGAAACAAAAGTACCTGACGGATTGGGTGGCTGGTTATACATGGTCGAGCAAGACCGCAAGGTTCTTGCTGCATATTTAAACAATCCTGATAACAAATATCTCAGGACTACACCAACGAGGATTTAATCATGTGGTTATATCAACCCACGTTTTCAGGCAACGATCAAAAGCCTATTGTTAATAACTCAGTCTGGTTTAATAGTAAGAATAGTTAATGGCTATTTCAACCTACAGTGAACTACAAACTGCTGTAGCTAACTGGCTAGACAGGGATGATCTAACAGATAGGATAACAGAGTTTATCGCTTTAACGGAGGCCCGTATGAATCGGATTCTCCGTTTGTCGATAATGCTGAATGTAGATCAAACTACATTAGGAGGGGCCGCAGCATTAGTGGGTGGCACCAGAGATTATGCGTTGCCTTCTGGTTATCTTCAGATGTTAGATTTCCATTTGAGGACAGATCCTATAACTACATTATCCTACCTAACTCCTGAGAACATGAACAGGATGTGGGCTGGTAGTGCAAGTGGAAAGCCACTGGCTTATACTATCTTCTCAGATAATTCTAGTGGAACACCTATAAAGAAGGTGAAACTTGGTCCTTCGCCAGATTCTGCTTATAACTATTCAATGATGTTTTACAAGAAGATTGATGCTCTTTCGATTACTAATACTACAGAGCAGATGTTGACAAACAATCCAGATGTGTATTTGTATGGAGCGTTGATGGAGGCAGAGCCATTTCTAATGAATGATGCTAGGGTTCAATTATGGGCCACGGCTTTTCAACAGGCTATTGCTGATTTGCAGGAACAAGATAACAAAGACCGTCATTCTGGTAGCACAATGAGGGTTATGAACACAGGCGGGTATCACTAATGGCACTAGAATCTGGCAATTATATTGATGATCTGGTTATCACAAACCCTACGGCTTCAGACCCGATTAGTCAGGGCGACGATCATCTTCAATTAATCAAGAAAGTTGTAAAGCAATCGTTCCCGTCTGTTGACGGAGCGGTACATGCTATTCATCCGTCTGCGACAGCACCAGCAACATCCCTTACTGCTGGCCTTGTGTGGTTTGATACGACTGCAAATGTATTAAAGATAAGGAACGAAGCTAACGATGCGTGGGTTGAACTAGCAGTATCAATCATAACAAGCAACTCAGTAGACGTTAATGCGGGTACTGTTGACGGTGCAGTGATTGGCGGGGCAACTCCTGCGGCAATTACAGGAACGACACTAACAGGCAATACAAGCCTTGCACTAGCTACAGGCGCTACAGTAACAGGTGTGGATAACGCAACCCTAGCAACAGGCAGTGCGACTCTATTAGCCACTCAGGGCGCTATTAAGACGTATGTAGACGCTCAATTAACCGCAGAAGATTTAGACTTTCAAGGTGATAGTGGAACAGGTGCAGTAGACCTAGATTCGCAAACATTGGATATAGCTGGTGGTTCTGGTATTACCACTACTGCATCAGGACAAACTCTGACTGTAGCTGGGGATGACGCAACTACATCT